CTGTAGATTTTTTAACTATATTAAATTCCTGATATATATGTTACTTGTAACATTTAAAATTGGTGACACTTGTTTAAATAAATATAATGCTATGAATGCTTATTGTGAAAGTATAGATTTAAGAAGAAAATTTTATAGTATCGGAGAAAATGTTAAAACAAAATTATCCATACCGAATGTTTCATTATTATTAGGTGCTGCAACCACATGTCTATTAATGTGTAAGATATATAATAAAGTAAATCTTAAAGTTGAAGGAAATGATATATCTACAGTTGGTTCAGATTTACCTAACGATAAGAAAGAAACAAAAAGAGAAAATGCTTGGTATAAGAACGATTTTGTATTATCTGAATGTGTTTTATCCCGACAAATAACATCTTCACTCAGTTCCACCTTTGACGATTTTATTGGAAGAATTTCTGAAAATTGTGTTTTATTTAAATTAAAACACGAAACGGATGATAGTTTAGTGAAATATGTAAGAATGGTTTGTTTAAGAGGGAATTTGTATTTGACAAATGCACATAATTTTGTTAAAACAAGTAATAATCTTTATAAAGGTAAATTTATACATAAAAATAATCACACTATATGTGGAAATATAGATATTCAAATTGGAGAGTGTGATATATTTAGAATAATGAATAAAGATTTAGTTATTGTTAAAATACTCAATGTACCACCGAAGAAAGATATTTTGAAATATTTTTTACCTAAAACAACACCATTGATATGTAAAGGGGTATTATTACGTAGAGAACAAAATGGTACCATTCATAGAAATCCAATTGATAATATAAAATTATTACAATCTACTCATCTAAATGAAGAAAAAATTGGTTCTATTAAAGTCGATTTATGGTGTGGTATAGCTAACAATCAGACTGATGTAGGTGATTGTGGTTCTTTATTGATTGCACAGACTGAGAAAGGTTACTGTTGCTTAGGTATTCATATAGGTTCAGATAAAGAAGTACTTCGTAGAGTTTGTTCCAATGCTTTTAGTATTGAAGATTTTCCTCATATCTTTCAAGAAGCCACTATTGAGGGTTCTGACTATTCGATGATTAGTAGTGAAACCATTCAAAGAAATATTACAGATTTGCATCCTAAATCAGTTTTTCGTTATATACCAGAAGGGTGTGCTGAAGTATATGGATCATTTACAGGTTTTAGAAATAAATCAAAGAGTAAAGTAGAACCAACAATATTAATACATGCCTTAGATAAATATGGATATAAAATAAAACACGGTAAACCAGTAATGAATGATTATAGACCTTGGAGAATAGGAGCTCTAGATATGTTATCTCCTATCACTCAGTTAAATAATAATATTTATGATAAGGTTACCAATGATTTTATATCACGCATCTTATCTAAATTACCTGCAGAGCGTATAAATCAATTGTGCGTGGTTAATGCAAAGATAGCGATCAACGGTAAACCTGGTGTTAGTTTTGTAGATAAAATAAATAGGAATACTAGTGCAGGAAATCCTTGGAAAAAGAGTAAAAGACATTTACTATTGAATTTGACACCAGATGAAGAGTATGATTTCCCAGTTACTATGAATGATGAGATTATGCAGCGTGTTGATACTATATTGAATCGATATAGAGAAGGTAAGAGATCGTATCCAAATTTTTGCGCGCACTTAAAAGATGAAGCAACCACTTTTAAGAAAATAATGTTGGCAAAATCACGTATATTTGGAGGCGCTCCTGTTGATTG